GATTGGATCGGGAAAATCTCCATTTTTTCCGTATCTGCGGCATTTGCCCCAAGATAAACTTCGCTTCTTGCGTTCCTAATAAGGTTAAAGCCTTTAAAAACGCTGCGGACGTTTTTATAGCGTTGCACGACGGTATCGAGCTTTTTGTATCTCGTCTCGTCCGTGCCGTCATCTTTGAGATCTATTTCGACCTTAAAGTGATAAGGTTCGCCGCCGTATTCATGCCACTCTTTAAGGCGCGCGCCGCTAAAAAACGCCTGCAATGCCTTCCCGAAAATATAAGACGTTCCCTCAAAAAAATAGGTTTTTAACGGCTCGTCTAGGAGTTTCTTTGTTTCCTCTAGGCTCTGAGATGCCGGCTCGACATCAAAGGTCTGCGCCAAAAAAGCGCGGTTAAAATCGTCTTGCTCGTAAAAAAAGCGCTTATCGAATTTAAGCCATTCGCGCATTTTTTCGCCCAAAACCTCATCGACTCGAAATAAAGTATCGTCGTAAGTTCTTAAATCTATCATCAATCAGCCTTCAAAATTTGCAAGCTATTTAGGACTATGAGACTATCTCGGTTTGAGTTTGGGATCGGCGTTTTGATCTCCACCGCGTGAGTGTTTTCGTCAAACGCTATCTCAATAAGCTGCGAAAAATGCGGCGTAAATCCGATGTCTAGGTTCGCAAAATAATCCCGCAGTTTCTCGTCGGCATTTTTGAGCACCTCGGCAAACATATAATCCTGCTTTAGCCTGACTTCGATAATGAGGTCAAATTTGATCTGCGTCGCCTCTTTCATTAGGATATTATCGGTAAGAGGCACTCTATCCTTTAGCGCTTCTGATATTTTCGCTTCTGCGATATTTTTTTCATATCTTGAAAAATACACGATTTGCACTACGCCAGGACTTAGCCGATAAACGTTTGCCTTCGTGATGCCTTCGATGCTTAAGATGTAAAAAAGATAGCTTTTTTGGCTTCCTGCGGTGCTAAAGCGATGCATTGCCAGTAAAAACCTATTTCTTAGCTCGTCGTCGTTTTCGCGCGCTTTAAATCCGCTAAATGGTTTTGTCATTTTGATTGTTTTGATGTAGATATTCGGGATCTCCAGCGTCGTTGTTTCGTAGTTTTCCTTAAAATACCCGCCTGCCTCGATCTTGACCGTCGCCTCGTCTGCGATATTTGCGTCTTCAAGCAAAAATGCAAAGTGCCCCTTGCCATCGGTAAATTTGCTGCCTTTTGGTAGAAAAGTAGCCGAATTTACGCTTATTTCAAGCTCGGCGATCGGCCTTACCTCCTCATTTCGTTTGATGCCGATTAGCGCCACTAGCTCGTCGAGATATTCGCCGGTGCTAAAATTTAGATAGTTGTTTGCCACTTTTACGTTAATCAACTCAAAAAAGTTATTTAGCCGATATAAAAATATGTCGATGAGCGTCATGTAGTCGTCGCCGACTAGCGGGATATAGTCTAGTTTGCCGCTCTTTTGTTTAAACTCCTCGATTATGCTTTCGCGCTCTTTTTCTATATCTAAAGGCTTGATAAATTGCGGCACTCTTAAAGGTTTCATAGGCTTAGCCTCACTTCATTTTCATTAAATTCGCCCTTTCTCGTGTATCCTATTTTGACGTCTAGAGTATTATCCGCTCGCGGCGTGAGTTCGATTTTAAGATTTTCCGCGCGAGGCTCGAAGGTTAGAATTTGAGATTTTAGATCGCGTTTTAACGCCAAAAGCTCGCTTAGCGTCATCTTTTTGTCGATATACCTATCCAGCCCAAAAGTCGGGCGCAGGGTTTTTGTGAGTTTTGAAGTTTTACAAATACGCCTAATATTCTCAATTTCGTTTATTTGATACATCGTTTATCCTAGAAAAATAAGGCGGCGAAAAGGACAAAACGCCGCCTTGCGGCTTTAACGAGGACATAATATAAAAATATCGTTTTCTTTTATACAAGGGGGTTTTAGGGGATTAGTGCGAGTGGTGAGGAGTATTTCCGCCGTCGTCAATGATCGTTCCGGTGGCGTGAATGTTGCCTTTAACGTTCAAATTTCCGTTTAACGTTATATTAGCTTTTATTTCGATATTGTCGGCAACTAAATTTATGAGTTTTGGAGATAAAATTTCAAGAGTTGAGCTTGCCGTGTCGTAGCTGATTATAGTGCCGTCTTCGTATTGCGTTATCTCTTTAGTTTGGGAGCTTCCTTCGGGCTCGCGGCAAGCTTGATTAAAGATCGCGCCCACGGCGTATTTGATCCCGCCATCTCTTAGCTGATGGACGATCGCCTGCTCTCCGACTCGCGGCGGCGAAAATGCGCGCTTAAACGAGTTTGCGCTTTGGACGTATGGGATGAGCTTTGTTTTCGTGCCTAGGTATTCGACTCTTACCAGGCTTTTATTTTCGCTCACTTCGCAGATCGTGCCGATAAATTGCATTTAGACACTCCAAAGCTGCGTATGATAAACGAATTTTAGCCTTAGCTCGGTCATAACGTAGTCCTTATCCAAAACCTCGATATTTGAGCGATTTACGGCGTTAAGCTCCATAAAATTAAATTTGCCCTCAAAGCTCTTTAGCCTATCTAGCACTTTTAATAGCAGCTCGTCGTTTTTGCTATATGATGAAGCGATTAAATTTATGCTCACGCTTAGCTCGTGTTTTATCCGCTCAAAGCTTACCGCCTCTACCGCGTCATCAGTGTCTTTTACGATGATTAGCGGTAGATTATCTTTGTCGAATACGTAGATTTCAAAAACCTCAACGCTAAAATTTAAGCTCTCCAGGTGCTTCTTTAGCGCGTCTACGATTTGCGCCCGGATATTTTGAGGAGACGGAGGCGTGTTGCTCTGCATTGGAACTCGTATTTCTTCTATAAAATATTTTTTTGACATCAAATTTCTCTCAAAAATAGTCTTTTTAGTACTTGACTTTCGAGCACGCTTTTTGTGATCTCGTATCTAGCGCCTAGTATCTCGATCTCGTCTTTTAGCCTTAGATTTTTCGCATCTTCAAGCGTAATAAGGGCGGTTATCTCCGTGCCTACCGCCCCGTTTTCGTAAATAATCTTAGAGTTTGCATTAAAATGGCATTTGATGAGCTTATCCGTCCTTATGCATCTCAAATTTATACTAAAGTTTTGATTTAAGATGCCCTTGACGTCGTTTCTCACCATATCTAAATTAATCATTTATATTGCCGTTTTCGTCAAAACCTTTGGCATTAGCGTCCTTGTCGTCCTCGGGCGGTTTTTTGTCGTCTTTTTTAGTATCCTTGCCTTTGTCAGCTGATAATTTCTTATCATCTTTAGCATCTTTTTTCTCGTCTTTTTTGCTTGTTGCCGCATCGTTTTTACCGTCGTAAGGCGCGATCGCTCCGATGGTTTGCATGCGTGCGATAAAATTTCTATCCGTTCCATCCGGTAGCTCGATAATGTCGCCCTCTTCGCAAAAATCAACGCCGATTAACGTGGCGTATAAAACTATATATTTGCTCATTTTTTACCTTTCTTTTTTATTTTGCAGGCGAGCCGAGCCCGCCTTTACGCTAAATTTAAACAGATGTTTTTGAGATAGCAAAGCTCTTCTCGCGCGCTAACTTAGCGTCGATGTCGTAAAATGCCTGAAGCAATACGTTTCCGCCCTCTTGCATTAGCGGCAGGATTTCAAGCGGTCCAAACGCTCCGATCCAAATATCCTCAAAGTTTCCAAAGATCACGTCGCCGGCTTTTAGGTTGTTGTTTTTGTAGTAGGCGTATCCTTGAAGGTCATTGTCTCCGACGTCGATTAGCATGCGCTCGGTGCTGTTGCCGCGCTTCGTGCTTCGTAGCTTGCTGATGTCCGTTCCGTTGATAAAAAACTTAGAGTGCTCGGTATCAAGTCCGGCTGCGTCTAGCTTGTCGCCAAAGGCCAAGGTAAGCTCCAAAGTAGGCGCGGTCATGTATCCGGTTACGGTCGGCACTCCGCTTGTAGCAAATAGCCCTTTTACGACTCCGTTGCCGTAAAGCAGCGTTTGCTCTATCTTTTTGCGGATCGCGTCTTTTAGTTTCCTAAACGCAAAGCTCTCAAGCTCAAACGCGCTCATATTTAGCATCGTTCTAGTGATGACGATATTTGCGTTTAGGGTGTGAGGGCTTAGCGAGATGTTGTCAAACGTCATCTTTTCAGCGTCGCGTCTTTTGCCTTCCTCTACGAAGTCCGCGGTAATGCTAGACGTATCGCGCGGGATAGTCAAATTTGCGCTTAGGTTCGGTAGCCACGTGCAAAAATTTAGCAGTTTGCTATCTTGCTTTAGTTGCTCGATAAGTAGATCGCCGCGGTATTCTTTATTTACGGCGTCGGCTGCCGTCGTCGTGCTTGTTACTCCGTCGGCGAAATTTGCGATAAATTCGTCCGGCAATGCAAAACGTCCGATCTCTTTGCCTCTGTATTCCATCTCGCGCGACAAATCGACGTTTCTATCTACGGCCGATTTAATGACGTTTGCGAGGCTAAAGCACGCACTATTATCTCTTTTTGAGAGGATATTTACGGTTTTTATCTCGCTTTTAGCGTTTAGCTCCGCCATTTCTTTGCTAAATTCGGCGTAACTCTTGCCTGCGCTTATCGCGGCGAGCGCCTCTTTTTCGCGGCCTAAAATATGGGCTAGCTCGATAATGTTTGCCCTAGTCTCCTCGCTTGATCTTACTTGCTCGTTTAGTTTGGCAAGCTCGCCGGCGCTTGGCGTTGCGGCTAGTTTTGCGCCCTCTTGCGGCGCTGTTTGTTCGTTCATTGGCATTTTCTCTCCTTTTGGTTGATTAAATTTTGATATTTTTGCATTAGGGTCGGCTCCTTGCCAAACGGCTGAGAGCTCTACGATTTCGCCCTCATAAATTTGGTAATGCTCCACTCCTTCTATTTTGTCCATTTCTTTTATTTTGTAGTTTCCAAATCCAACGCTCACGCTATCGCTAAGCCTGGCTTTATACTTTGCATAAGCTTCTTTTGAGCTAGCCACCTCATCGCTAAATTTAACCTTGGCCTTAAAATCTCCGTTTTCAAATTTAGTATCGATTATCGCGCCGATTGCATTTGCAAACGTCGGATCATGATCTAAATAAAGCGTTTTGGCGTTAAATTTAACCCCGCTAGTATCCACGCTTAGATAATATTCGTCGCCCCAAAAACTAACTCTTTTATGTAGATTGTTTTTTGAGAGCGCGATAAAACTAATTGTTTTTGCTTCGTCGTCAAACGCCGCATCTTTGCCTAATTCAACGCTGAAATTTTTAATATCTTTAATAATATTTTGATTCATTTTTGCCCTTTTTTGAAAAGTTAGGACATATTAACAAATTTAAAAGCTAGATTTATACAAGGGGGTTTAAGATTTTACACATATCCAGTATTGTATAATTATCAATTTAATTTATAGGTTTAAGGTGTAGCTATGATTGTGAATCAAGATATAAAAGATTATTTAAAAGAGGCAGATGATAAAAGTGTAAATCTCATTATTACTTCTCCACCTTATAACATAGGTAAAAAATACGAAACTAAAACGAGTATAAACGATTATCTGCAAGAGCAAAAAGTTATAATTAAAGAACTCGTTAGAATTTTAAAAGATGATGGAAGTATTGCATGGCAAGTTGGAAACTATATATATAATAAAGAGGTATTTCCACTTGACTTTTATTATTATGATATCTTTAAATCCCTTGGGTTAAAACTAAGAAATAGAATAATATGGAAATTTGGACATGGACTTCATGCAAATTTAAGATTTAGCGGCAGATATGAAACTATACTTTGGTTTTCAAAAAGCGATGAATATACGTTTAATCTGGATAATGTAAGAGTTCCATCAAAATATCCAGGTAAAAAATATTTTAAAGGTGATAAAAAAGGGCAACTTTCAGGAAACCCAAAGGGTAAAAATCCTTCTGATATTTGGGATATAGTCGTAAGCGACTGGGATAGTGAAGTATGGGATATCGTAAATGTAAAAAGTAACCATGTGGAAAAAACTGCTCATCCATGTCAATTTCCAATTGAGCTTGTAGATAGATTAATCCTTGCTTTAAGTAATGAGGGCGATGTAGTTCTTGATCCGTTTGGCGGTGTGGGCTCTACTCTTATAAGTGCTGTTAAAAATAAAAGAGTTGGCATTAGTGTCGAAAAAGAAAAAGAATACTGCGAGATAGCCAAAGATAGATTAAAAAAATTACAAAATGGAGATTTAAAAATGAGAGAGATGACCAAGGAGATATATTCTCCCAAAAATGACTCTGTAGCTATGGTGCCAAAAGAGTGGAGAGGACAGGGGGTTTATCAATGAAAATAGCATATTGGCACTCGCATCTGAATGGCCTTGAATTTTTGCAAGTTCATCATCCTGATTTACTTAATGAAATAATTAGTGTTATTGCAGGCATTAATGCTGATTTGTATAAAATCAAGATGTCACAAGAGTCAAATAGACAAGGTGCCCTGCTTTACTCTCCATCTGATATAAACAGGGCTTTTAAACAAGCTTTTAATAGTAGGGATTGGGCTGAGAGTAGGCAAACTTACTATTTAACTCCAGATCAAAATTTAGCATACGCCACGATGGCTCTATCCCCCGAGAAGCAAAAAACTACAATAGAAGCTCAAGGCAAAACGGCATACATGTCTTATAATCAGACTGACTTTCTTAAGAAAAGGGTTGCCATAGAGGTTCAATTTGGAAAATATGCCTTTGTGGCATATGATCTTTTTGTAAAACACATGGCATTTTATATAGCAAATCAAATAGATGTAGGCATAGAGATAATACCTACTAAGGCAATGTGCTCTGAAATGTCGAGTGGGATAGCGTATTATGAAAGTGAAGTATATAATGTATATAGACAAGGAAGGAATACTCCTGCCGTTCCCTTGGTTATTATAGGAATTGAGCCTGATTAGGCTTATAAATTTAGAAGCCTATGGCTTCTTTTGCCTTTTTAAATTTTCTATTTCTTGCAGTTTTTGCACGATTTGCTTCTCTTTTTCCAGCTCGTCGAGATAGGTGTCGTATTCGATCCCTTTTTCTCTCAAAACCTCGATGCGCGTTTTAAATCCGCACTCGATCGCTTTGGCGTTAGCGCTCACTTCCTTGTTTGGGTCGATGTATTCCCAGCCTTGAGGTTTAAAGCTAAAATGATCTAAAATTTCGCCGTATTCTTTGGGCGATATTCTGTTCATCAAAAGCTCTATTTTTAGCCACTCTTTAAAAATGGCGTTGTGCATTTTGCGGCGGAGGAAATTTTGCACGCGTTTAAAACCCCTTCGCTCACTCGTCGTTCCTTGACGGATCGAGCTATAATTTACCTCGCGCAAATCGCCCGTAAGCGTCGCGTAGCTGATACCTAGCGATCGCGCCACTTCTTGGTTGGTGCTTTTTAGGAAAAACTCGATATTTGTCGGGTTGTGCGGATCGATAAATTTAGGCTCAATGCCAGCCTCCAAATACCTCATAGTGCCAGTTTCCACGTTTTCGGGCAGGTCTATTTTGGCGCTTTCGTTCGTTAGCTCGCCCGTGTCTTCGTCAAATTCCGGAGCGATGCCGCCGATCGCACCCTCGTCTTTTTGCGTGTAAAATCCCGTCATTTCGCTAGCAAGGCGCGCACGGTTTAGCTCGGCTTTTTTAAATTTATCTTTTTGGTGTATGTCAAAAATCGCCGTGGCTAGTTTTGAGTTACCGCGCGTTTGCTCGGCGATCATCGGTTTTCTTATGTGGATTATGTCTTTTGCTTCTATGCCGAGGCGCTCATTATGGTCTCTTTTTACGAAATATCTCACCGGCGTAAGGCTAAATTTGCTTTGTTTTTCTATGCCGTAAAATATAAATTTGCTCTCGTCGGTGTAGTCGCTATCGATACTCTCGGCGCTTATTAGCTCCATTTTGAGCGTATCGCCGCGCACGAGCCTAATAAACGCCTCGCCGTCTCTGTAAAGCGCATTTAGCGTTAGCTCTTCGTAATCCTCAAAATCATAAACGCCGTAAATGCAGCAATCCTCCTGCCATCTCCAAAATGCGTTTTGAATTTTGGTATTTAGATCTTTGCTTTTAGTCGCAATGTCGAGGATAAAACCCTGCTCGCCCAAAACCTCGCTATCTATCATGTCGAAAAAACCGCTAGCAAGACTTACGGCGGTGCTTATACTGCGCGCTTGGTGGCGTAAAATTTTATTAGCGCGATCAGGTTCGATATTTCTAACTAGCCGGCTAAGCTCGCCTTGGTTGATCTCGGGAGCTTCCATGCTCGGGTATCTAAACATCTGCACCTTAACCTGCGGCTTAAAAAATCCGCTTTTGCCTTTGGGTTGTTTTTTGGAAAAAAGATTAAAAATTTTCATCAATATTTACCACCAAAAACGTATTTAACGCTTGTTTTACTTGCCATCATATCTTTTATCAAAAGCGACTTTATGCGCCTTAACTCGTCTATTAGCTCAAGAGGCGAGCGCTTTACTATTCTGACGTTGTCGATTTCGTATTCTTTGATTTCGACGCCGTTGCTTAAATTTAATATGACCGCGTCGATCGCTTCGTTTATTTTTACGATTTTTTCTCTCGGTTTTATGGCGTGCTCCTTGTTGGTTGCAAAGCCAGCCGAGCCAAAAGCACTTAAAACACGGCTAGGCATTTGCATAAGCGCCATATTATCAAAACATCTTTTTTTGTTTATACAAGGGATTTTTAGCGAGATTTGACGCCTTAGGCGTATTGTTTGTAAATTTTAGACTCTTTGAGCTCCTTTAGCGTCTCTTCTATTTCGTAGTTTAGCACGCTTTGCGTTTCGTCGCTCAAATTTACGCGCATTTTTATTTTATTAGGGAGATTGTAAAGCCTATTTGATAGCGTCGAGGCTATATCGCTGAGATCTTTTTCAAGCTTGAAAATAGGCACTACTTCGCCCTTTTTTTCGGCCAAAATCAGCTTTTTTATCTCGGCGTCGGCAAATTCCTTCTGCGCCCTAGCCTCGGTTAGCCCGTAGGTGCTCGTGGCGTTTGCTATTTTATACTCGATATAGCTTTGGACGCACTCCTTTAGATCCCATTTATTGCGCCCGATCTTGGTTATCACGCCCTCGTTTTCTAGGTCTTGGATACGCCTTTGGGTAAGGGATAAAATATCGCTTAGCTCTTTAGTCGTCACGTCCATTTTAACTCCTTAACACATGGTAGCGACATAGATGTCATTAGCATGCGTCGTCCGATTTTGTAAAAAGCGATAATTCGCTTTCGCATTTTGCTTTTAGCGCTCGTTTTTGCTCTGCGATGCTTTGGATGTGGTGTTTTAGTTTGAGGTTGCCTTTGGCAAAATTTTCTATGATGAGATCTATCATGTCGCTCTTCTTCATCTCGTAAGCTTCACAAAGCAGCTCAAAAGTGGATGCGTTGTCGATGCTGATCGTAAAATCGTAGCGCGTTTTTTTGATCTTTAGATTGTCATGAATTTTTATCATCTCTTGCCCTTTAACGCCAAATTTAGCATTTTTGCGCCGGCATAAGCTAAAAGCGTAATGTCTAGCGCCTCGTTTCGATCCCTGGTTTTTATCCATCTGAGCTTTAAATACCCGTTTTTATCCTTGGTTTTTTCTATTTTTTCAGACGTAAGCTGTTTAAAAAACTCCTCTTTATAGCTCTCGCTAAAGTGAAAATAACCCGGCCCCGCCTCGTCGATACGTAGCAATCGGTAGAGCTCATTTTTGCCTGCATACGTTCCAACCGGCATAAATTTAACGCCCCTTTGGATGACTTTGATCTTATTTAAAAACGCCGCTTTGCCGCTTTGCTCGCTCAGGCCTTTTGTGGCGATGAAGTTTTTATTTAAACTAACTAGGCGATAAACCCGCTCGGTATTAAAGCCGCTATCGATTAGAGCAAGCGAGATAACGAGACTTCTGCCGTCCTCTTTTTTAAATTTCTTACAAAGATATTTATACGTATCCGCCCAAACTTTATCCTGGTCGGTATTACCCCAAATTTGAACGTGCTCGATACAATATGCCTCTAGTCCCCTGCCCCATCCGATGAAGTTTATCTCGGTGCGATTGTCTTGAATATCCACACCGGCCGTGATAAATTTAACCTCAGCCGGTAGGCTTTGATCGTTATAGCTCTCAATTCTATTTAAAAATTCGTTTTCGTCAATCTTGATCGCTGGCGGCTCGAAACTCTCGCATTTAATGGTATTGATAAAGGTTTGAAGCTTAAGGTGATTGTCTTTTGAACGATACCAATCCTTGACGACGTCCTCCATAGTGTAAAAAGGGCTATAAAGCGCGTTTAGGAAAAATCCTGCGACGTCCGAGCGCGGATTGCCAGCGATCCACTCGCCGCCCTTTACCGCCTCGTTTTTTTGTTGCTCGGTTAAAAGTGCGCCGCATTCGCAGCACTGATAGCGCGCGCTCTCAAAGATCGGCTCATCGTTCTCATCTTTATCCCATGCCAAAAACTCAAACTTCATTGTTTGAGAAAAGCCGCACTCCGGGCATTTTATGTAGAATTTGCGCTGATCGCTGAGCTTGTATTCGCCCTCTATCGTTGAGCTGCCCTTGACTGTCGGCGTCGAGCTTATAATTATTTTGCGGTCAAAAAACGTTTTTGTGCGCTTTTCGGCTAGCTCGATACTATCGCCCTCTTTCGTAGGCTCGCATCGGTCGGCCTCATCCACTAGCAAAATCTTAATCGGCTTACTTGCTAGTTTGCTTGGGCTATTTGAGCCCACCAGCGCGAGGTTGCCGCCTTTAAAATTTTTGATTAGGATCGTATTGTTTGCCTCGTTTGAGTTTATAAGCTCGTCCAAAACCCTACAATCTCGAAACATCGGAGCTAAACGGCGTTTTGAATAGTCCTCGGCATCCGTATCGTTTGGGAGCAAAAATAAAATGGTGCTGGGCTCTTGATGGATAAAATAGCCGATAGCGTTATTAATCGTTTCGCTTTTTCCTACTTGCGACCCCCAAAGCAGAACTATTTTGCGGCGCTTAGGGTTTGATATTTCATTCATCGGCTCAACTTGATACGAAAATGCTTTAAACCTTCCGTAGTTGCTTGAACTCTCACGGCTCAGAATTCTAAACTTCTCAGCCCACTGAGTTAAATTTAACCTCGGTTTGATAAAAATCGCATTTGCGAAAATATCTATAATTTTACCCATTACGTTTTTTTGATTTTATGATTTTTTAAAAGTTGGTTTGTAGTCAGTGGCTCTGTTGATGTCTTTATTTTAGCGTTTTTTTGATAAAAATTCAAATAAACCCCCCCCTAAAATACGGCTTTTAACAATGTTTTTATAATTTTTTTAGATGAAATTATACTTTTTAAGTTTTTACCTCTTTTTTTATTTAAATTTGCTAATAAAAAGCCCTTAAAAACGAAAACGAACCCCCTTAAGTTTTGTTATATCTCTCAACTTTTCGCGGTTGCCCACCGCAGTTTAAAATATTTCTCGGGAAGAACCTAAATTTATTTGAGCTTATTTGCACCGCTATTAAGAGAGGCTTGCACGTTATACTTTTGGATAGCCTGCGCATTAACGTTTTAAAATAAACCGCGCATGTGCCGCCCACTTCGCTGTTACAGGCGTTTTGTGTATCTGTATAGTTAAGCGGACTTTAAGCAAATCAATAACCCGCGAGTTAAGCGGACTTTAAGCCGTTGTATCTCGCGAATTTATCGGAAATTAAGCGACTGCGCACGCTGCCACGTGTATAAATTTAGCCGTCCTATTTGCTACACTCCTACACAAAAAAGGCAATAAATGTTAATCGTCATTGACCGCTATATCTTTGAAGTAAGGCATAATATTCTAAGCATAGCCAAATCTACAAATATAAACTTCGACAAGCAAAACACCATCACAAAACCCGTTTATACCCATCTGGGCGGATATGAGGACGAGATCAGTTTTGAGGCCGTGATATTACTTGAGGATATGGCGGAGTTTGCCGGCTTTGAGGAGCTCGTTAAGCTCGGTAGGCCGCTTGACATATCGACTTTTGATCTCGCGGATGATAGGAGGATCTTTATCACCAAGCTCACCCAAACCGTCGCAAATTTCGTTAAGACGCAGCTAAATGGCGTAACCTACTACACAAAAAAGCTTCAAATCTCGGGATATTTGATAGAGAGGCCAAAAGACGAGCAATGAGTAGCAAAAACGATAAAGAGCTCGATAGGCTGCGCAAAGACGTTCAAAATGCGTTAAACAGAACGCTAACTAAAGTAAAAAAAGAGCAATCAAATTTTATTATAAACCATATCGCGCTCGCCAAAAAGAAAATTAACTTTTTTACGACGCCAAAACGTGCGCGCCCGGATGATATGAGTATTAGCCTTTTTACCGTTAGGAAATACATCACGCCCGCCATGCTACCGCGCAAGGTATCAAACACCGGCGTAACCGTCACGGTAAGCAAGCAAAAAAGCGTATTTTTAAGCGGCTTTGCACAGCAAACCCCAAGGCGCGGCGCCGGCAAATTTTTAATAAGCTCTAAAAACTCAAGCGCCGGAATATTCGGCATTTCGCGCCACTCTTTGCGATCGAGCTACACGACATCCGGCGAGCACAGGCTCTCGCGCCCTAGAGATGCATTTATAGCCAAGCGGCTAAACGATGATTTATCCGAATTTGCGTTAAAAGACGTCGATGCATTGCTTGAAAAAGCCCAAGAAATCTTTAATCAGGAGTTGGAAAAGTGAAATACCTAGCCAAAGACGGCGACACGTTAGACATGATCTGTTACAAGCACTACAAGAGCCTAAACGATAGCGTTTACTCGCAGTTTTTGAGAGCAAACGAGCATCTTTTAGGCAAAGAAAAACTATCAGGCGGCGACATCGTAAATTTGCCCGATATTGAAGTAAAAGCAGCCGTAAAGGTTACGTATCTATGGGATTAACATCAAAATACCTCTCGCCGAAGGTTCAGATTTTTTATAACGGCGTAGATAAAACATCATCGATGGACTGGATCAGTATCAGCATAACCGACAACGAAGGTAAAGACACCGACAAGCTCAACATTACGTTAGGATACGGTAGCCCGGCGCCGCACTTCAAAGATACCATCGATATTTATGTGGATAGCTTCTTTTTAGGACATTTTATCATCGCCACAGTCAAAACGAAATATAAAAAGAGCTACGATATAGAGGCGATAGCGGCCGACTTCATGAGCTCGCTAAAGGATCGCAAAAGCAGATCGCACGTTAAGCTAAGCTATAGGCAAATTATCGAAAATATCGCCAAAGAGCACGGGCTAAACGTAAAAATCAACTTTGAGCGCTCAAACGAAGTCGTCGAGCTGGAGCAGCACGATATGAGCGATGCGGCGTTTTGTGAAAAGATAGCAAATGACCTAGATTTAACCTTTAGCATCAAAAATAAAACTATGATTTTTATCGATAGGGATAAAGTAACCGATCGCGTAGAGTATAGCTTAACCGAGGATGATTATTTAGATCTAAATTTCGAGCAAACCGAAGTAACAAATTACGCCTCATGCGAGGTTACATGGCGAGACACCAAGGCGGGGCAAGATAAAGTAACAGTAGCCGGTAGCGGAACGCCGGTATTAAAAAGGCAGATTTTCTCAGCAGATAGCGAAGCGGAAGCGCTAAAAATCGCCCAAAGCTATCTACAAAATAAACAAAATAGCTCGTTTAAAGGCAATGTTAGATGTATGGGTGTGCCGTTTTTCGCCGGCGGATATTTAAATTTGCAAATTAACGGCGAAACAAAACGAGCCATCATTAAAAAGATCACGCACACCATAAATAAATCATGGATTAGCGATATTGAATTCTTTTAAAATTTAACGGTTTTTGTTACGGTTTGATACATTATTTTTTACAAAAAAGCAATAATATTTTTTACGGAGTTAAAACGGAGTAAAGTAAAACTTAAGAATATAAATGCGTATTTTTGGTGCTTTTATACTTACATATTAATCCGACCTCGGGCACCATTATACAAAAAATGATCCCAAAATATTCGTATTAAGAAGTCCAATCAAATACCGAAATAGACGCATATACTAAACAAAAATATCATTGTCAATATAGCTAATTCGATAACTATCGTATTAGTAGATATTGACAAAATTTAATGATATTTTTGTCTATTTTGAATACAAAACTTCCAAACTTTTTATAATTAAGTAAAAAGGACGAAAACATGAAACGAATCATGTCTTTATCGGAAGTTGATCAATGGATCGAGAAACAATCAAACGATCGGGAATACACGATTAGGAAAAGAATCCCCGGTTATGAAGCTTTTCGCCTCGAAA